TAGCCCTCAATAACCTTTTCCGCCTGTTCATCAGTCAAGCCTAAAGCCTTCAATTCGTCTTTTGTCATTGTCTTTCGTCCTTTCAAAACATTTTTTAACGCCGTTCAGTCGGCGGATATTGTCTTTGTTTTTTACGGGGTAAATACCAAAGCCCCGGAAATATAAAAAGCCGCTGCCCCGAAGGGTAACGGCTAAAAAACAGCATTAAAAAAGCACTTTGCAAAATCTGCAAAATGCTTTAATAAATCACGCCATCTTCATAAGGTATCGGCTCAATTTCGCCTTCAACCTCTATTGTATCCGCTTCCGGGTAGTACGTGCCACCCATCGGCGGCGCAATAGCAACTAAGCTATCTAGCATATTTTTTATAAGGTGGTCTTTGTGTCCATCAATATAAACGGCAATATTATTTTTTTCTTCTTTGCAAACAATGGTTGCTTCTGTATCTCCTAGCATCCCTTTTGCTGTTATAGTTGCCACAATATCACCTCAATACATGCTCAATAGTCCATAAATCCATTCCGCCATATCAGCATCCGCAAGCAGCGCGGCGGGGTCAGTATAGCCTAATTCAAAGCCCATAGATACAAGCTCGTAAGCGTCGCCGCCATAATCTTTACCCATGTAACGGCTTATAAATTTATCAAAGCGGCTTTTTTCATTTTTGCCATAATTACCACCTAACCACTGCAACGATTCGCCAGCGGTACGACGTTCATAAAAAGCTTTTTCTGCTCCCCGAATTTCGGGCACAGCTTTTTCAAAACGATGCCCCAACTCATGTATAGCAGTCCTAAAGCTACTGCCTTTACCGTCGCCGGATATAGCTATAACTTTATCATATTCGCTATAATAGCCACGCTTAACAACCTTAACTTTCAAGCTACTATGCAAGGCTGATTTTTTTACCCAGTCTGTCGGGTACATATCATAAGCATTAAGCACAGATTGTACTTGCTTAGATTTGCTATTATTAAGATGCTTCAACACGTCAACATCTTTACTGCCCATTTCCCTAACCTGCGATAATAAAGCTTTCACATCTTGGGCGTTTTCGGGATAAGCTTTGTTAATGGTTTCTTGTAATTCATTATATACCGTTTTCCATTTCTTGTAAATCTCTCCACGTTCAAAAGTAGATGCTTTATTATATTCTGCCGCTAAATCGCTATTACGCTTTTGCAGATCAGCTATTTTTTTACCACGTTCGGCAAAGGCAGTATTATTATTAATTTCTGCAATAACTTCTTTCCCGGCTGCCTTTACCTGCTTTTCAATTTCAGCGGGCAGGGTTGCAACCTCTTTTTTCAGTTCTGCCACCTTATCGGCTGTATCCTGTAAAAAAGTGTTGTTGCTCTTAAACCGCTTTTGCAACTCTGCTAATTTCTTGTTAGCTGCGGCAATATCAAAATTTTGTTTTAGCTGCTGCATATCCTCTAGGCTTTTTAGTTCCTGCTGCAAATCTCGTAAATCTTTGTCAATACTAACTTGCTTATCAAAGATATTACCAATATCAACAGTGCGCCGCCAGTCTACCCACTCGCGCCATTTATCGCGGTTTATAGTACGGTCGGGCTTGCCATTATAATAACGGTCGCTAATAGCATCCAGCTTTTCCTTTTCGGCTTGCAGCTCTTTTTGCCGCTGCAACTTAGCTGCTATTTCGCTATCATAGTTTTGTGTTTTAGCAAAATTATAACGCTGTATTTCTGCATCAAGCTTGCCAATCTGCAAATCTATATCAGTATTTTGCTTAGATACATCAGCAGACTTTGTTTCTAGGGTTTTTATGGTTGCTTGCTTAACCTTTAAACTGTTGCGGCTGTCGTCAAGATTAACCCTAATATCAGCCAGCCTTTCCGCTAGTGTTTTAGGTGCTAAATTAGCAGGCTGCAAATTCTCTTTGCTACCACCATCAACAAATTTTTCTTTCCATTCCGGGTATTTCATGTTAGCAGGTACGGTGTAATATTTGCCGTTTTCGTCCCTTGCCGCCCGCTGCTCCCCTGCTGTAAATTCGTCATCAAAATATGGTACGGTGGTAGAACGGCAATAAACGTGAAAAGGCGGCGCAGTTACACCGGGCTTATAATCAGCCATCGGAATAACTTTGCCATCTAAATGCCTGCATGTTTCGCTTGTCCTGCTGTCCAGCGTCGCCACAATTTCGTATTTCTCCACGCCTAAATCACTAAAGCAGTCCTTTTGCGCAGCAGCGGCAAAAAAAGCGGATTCTGTCATTATCAGCCTGCCCGCCTTATTCTTGCTCACATTAAACCGCTGCGCAATATCAACAATAACCTTTTTAGGCGACTGCCCGCGGATTATACTCTGCGTCAGCGTGTTTTCTAGGTCGCTTACTAATGCAGCCCTATTGTCCCATACCCGGGCGGAAAAATTCTTGCCGTCAGCAGCCCAGGGCTTGCTAATAAGCTTATCAATTTTATTAGTGTCCAGCTGCATAAGGTCAAAGCCAACGCCTACACCTTTTTGCACCTCGTAGGCGGTTTTATAATAACCATCGGTGTAAATGTCTTTAGCCAGCTTATCCAGCCCGTCCACTTGCCCGCCCATAACATTTTCCGCCTGCTGCTGCATTTGGATTTTTAAGGCTTCTAAGCGCGATACATGCACTTTAACGCTGGCAGCTTCTAACTGCTTCGCCCATTTCGGGTCTAGGCTTTTGCCCTTTTCGATGTACTCTTTTACATCCATGCGGAATTCTGCCAGCTCACGCCCATTCAGCAGCTTTTTAGCTTCTGTAAGGCTTATACCGTTTTCAGTAGCATAGCGGGCATACCATTTAGCAATATCTTTTTCTATATTGTCAATGGCTTTTCTGTACTGCTCTTGCAGGTTGTAATAATATTCGCTGCCTTTGTTCAGTTGCGCATCCGTCAGCTGATCAAAACGCTTTATCCAGTATTCTTTTTGCTGCAATTATTACACCCCTTTTCCCGCGCATAAGAAAAGGCACTGCATGAAAACAGTGCCTAAATAAATTATGATGTTTTTTCGCGTTCTAACCTTTTACCAATGATAACGCCGTAATTATAAGCGTCTATTAACGCCCATACGGTATTTATATCTAACTCAAATTTTGCTATGAGTGCGGTTAATATTTTTATTTTTTCTTCCGCTGGCGTTGGCTGATGCTCCAGCATCCGCAGCATGGGTATAAAACCTCCTTATCTGTTTGTATTTGATTGTTAAATTACAGACAAGATACATCGGCTACACCCCCTTTGCTGCTTTTTGCACCTTTATTATACACCCGCACTTGTGACTAATTTGTAAATATACTGTGATTTTACGAATACATTATTTACTTTATTCGTTATTATCATCATCGCCGTTATTGCCATCATCATTATTGTTATTACCGCCAAAAGCACCACCGTACATATCAATATTTGCTTGCTGTTCTTCCTGCAAGCGGTCAACCTCTTTTTGCACGTTATTAACAAATGGCAGCTGCCCCAGCAATGTTTCATTAGACACTTTAACGCCCAACTGTGCAAGGCTGCTAATGATTTCAAGTTCGTTTACGATAATATCACGATTGAAAGTGATAGTAACAGGCGTATTAAAATAATCGCCCTGCCCTGTCATTTTCAGATATGTATTAACCAGCTCCAAAAGCGGCAAAAATGCTGCTTGATATTCTGCTTCCATGTCGTTAGCGTCTAAATCAATATCACTATACATACTACGAATGTTCATAGTGTTAGCGTTGCTGCCCATCCTATCGTCTTTAGCATCGTAGCCCATTGCATTTTCAATAATGGCTTTTTTCAGCAGCTTTAATACACTTTCATAGTTAGCAGCGTTCACAGTTACTTCTAGCGATTCCACGCCGCCATCTGCCCCGTCCACTGTCTTAACTTTAACGGCTCTGTACGTGGATAAGTTGCGGCGGAATTCGCCTAAATTAGTGCCATCGTAGTTTTTAATGACAAGCACGCCCTGCCCGCCTGCGTTTTCTTCCATAGCGTTGGGTAAATCACTAAGCATAGTGTTTAGCGCATCCTGCAAGCTCTTTAGCCGCTTAATCAATGGCAGTTCATGGGCATTTGCTTTAAAATACACCAGCGGTACACGTCCCCAGTTATATTCATTATCGCCAACCTTAATATAATTTTCACTAGGGTTGTCAACGTCGGGAATTAAACTGCCGCCGCTCAATACATAACGCTCCACGCCGTCAGCCTTAAATACTTCCACCTTTTCAACGATAACTTCTTTAGTGCCCTCGTATGCTTCAACTTGATACACTCTTACAGCACACTCTAAGTCCTCGTGTTCGCTGTCACGCCAAAACGGCAAAATCTCATAAGGTGCGAACCGCTGAAATTTCAACTTGCCATCATCGCCAATATATACATACATCCAGCTTCCGCCGCCACAGAACGCATCCACACCGCCATTTTTAAGTTTGCGCTGAAAAGACGCGTTAAAAATGTTTTTCAGCAGCGTATCATATTTTTCATTTCCGCTTTCGTAGGTAATAGGCTTCGCCAGCAGGTAGTTAACTTTTTGATTAACCATCTTAGCAAACTGATTATCTATTAGCCTATTGTTTGGCAAGTTCTTAACTTCTTCCATGTCGCCATCCTTGCCAATCGCCATGCGACGGCGGCGCAAAATATCTTGATCACCGTTGTAATAGCGTTCACCATCAATCATTACTTGTCGTGGGTGGCTTACTTTCCATTTAGCTATTTCACGCTCTAAAAATTGATTAAAGCTCATGCTGGTAGCTGCACCCGCCGCAATAATCTTTTTTAATTCGTCTATCAATCGCATTTCGTCACCATCTTTCTAACGTTTCTACCCTTGCCGGGCGCACCGTGTTTGTCCCTACACGGTAGCTCCTACGCCCGGGGAGGTTCTTTCTGTTCCGGCGCGGGGAAAAAATTCAAAAAAGCCCACGCCCGGCAAAGGCAGAAAATATTTAAAGGGCAGCCGCCGCAGCTTCTGCCCTTCGCTACTTCGCCCGCAGGCTTTTCGCTGTTCTTAATATTAGCCCCACAAAAAGCCTGTTTCATCAGTTGCTAACAATAAGCAGCCTACTGCTATTCAGCAACCCAGCCGCTATGTCCCGGGCTTATTCCTCTTGTGCTTCCCGCTGTGCCTTTAGCGAAGCATAAGGTTCTTCAAACTTAATGCCTTTTTTTGCACATTCTTTTTCGCCAGCAGCCTTATATTTTTCAAATTCTTCATCATCGTAGTTGTCAATATACGATACAATCACATCTTGCAGCTGGCTAGCAAGGTTATCTTCTACCAGCTCAATAGCTTCTAACTGCTTTAATGCAATACCAACTTCAAGCGGATTTTTATCGTTTTCGCTTTTGTATTTGTATTCAGCGCGGGCACACTCAAGCGCATTGTCCATAAGCTGCTCCCAAAAGTCAATTTCTTTTCTGTCATCCGGGGATAAATTGTACTTGTTGTAAATTTTCGGGTTAAAATAACTCATTTCGTGCCATCCTTTCAAAATCTAAACATCACGCCGCCCATTACATCGCCACGCCTGCCAGCCGCCCAGCCGTCAAGCTTGCCAATAAGCGGGAACGATAAAGCAGCAACTGCGCCATCTTTAGACGCACCCACGCCAACGCCCCAACGCCTTGTTTCATCAACAGATGGGACGTGAATATTTAAATTTGCAGTGCTGGTCTGCGTCATTGTCAATTTGTTTTTATCAAACAAGAATTGTTCATCATCCGCCTTAGTAACAGCGAATTCTTTTCCGTTCACTTTCACATTTAAAGCAGGCTTATTTACTTTTACATCAACGTCCGTTTTTTCCAGCCCGCTTTTCGTGCTGCCGTCTGCTGCCTTGTAAATCACAGTTTCTTTAGGGACGTAGGCAATTTCTGTTTTCACCTTGTCCCGGTACTCAACCTGCGTTACAACCTTAGTATCAGCAGTAGGGCACTTATGCAGCACACCCCGCACAGCATAGCCGCCAGCAAAAAACATAACAGCAGCCACCGCACAAATCACCTTATCATTTACTATCACAATATCACCCCTTTTCTAATTTGCCTGTCATTTGCCAGCAAAGTATAATTATTCGTCTTTTCCGCTTTCATTCCCGCGGTATCGTGATACTTTTATACATTTTCATGTTATAAAGCTATCATTTTTTATTTGCTAGTCAAAACTAAACCTGTCAACCAGCAACGCCTTCGCCGCTCCATACCTTGCAGCGTCCATACCGTGGGAAAATTCGTGTTCCGGCTTATCTATCGGCTTACCGTTCTTATCCTTCGCCCAGCAGTAATTACAAATTTCCTTGTAAAACTCTTTGCACCGGGTATGTACGATAAAAGTATAGTTTTGCAGCAATTGGATGCCATGCAGCACGCTATCCGCGCCCTTGCGGCTGCCTTCTGCGTGTAATATGCCATGCTCTTGCAGCTCTGCTATACTCTTAGGCTCTGCGCTATCGCAAATTATTTTCTGCCCGCCGTAACCCATCCGGATTATCTGCGCCGCTATTTCGCTATTGGTCACGCCTACTTTATACCATTCATCAAATACATAAATGCGCTTGTTACGGTTATCAATAAGCATACACACAAACGCTGTCGGGTCGGTAAATCCAAAGTCAAGCCCAAAAGCAGCAGTAACGCCACCATCACGGCGCAATGCGTCAATATCAAAATCTTCATAGCTAACTTTTTCATAAATAAGCCCCTCGGAAATGCCCCAAATGCCTAAACCCTCTATCTGATAGCGGCGCGGGTTGTTTATGCGCATATCCTCAAATATTTGCAAATCCGCCGCGTCTAACCATTCATTGCATTGGTATGTTGTTGTGGTAGCAAAAATCATATCACTTTTAATGTCAAAAAAGCGTTTCTTTAGCCAGCTGTTAGCACTCCACGGGTTAAATGTTAGCGTGATCTGCTTCCATAACCCCGGCGGCATTTCGCCACGAATTGACATATCAAGCTTGTTAAAATCGGCTTCGTTTGTAATTTCGTAGGCTTCTTCTATCCATACCCAGCATAAAACGCCTTTAGGTACGGAAATAGATGTAATTTTCAAGCCATCATCTAAACCCCTAAAAAGTATTTTCTGCCCTGTCGGTATATAAGTTAATTCCAGCGGGTTTACAGTGCCTTTCCATAGGTGCGATACTCCCAAGCGTTCAATGCCCCATAGCAAATCAGAATAGCAGCTATCTTTCAGCGTGCGGAAATTACGCCGTACAACCAGCAAATTAGCCTGCGGGTGCTTCATCATTTGATACGGGTAATAAATCCCGCATGTTTTGCTTTTCTTGCTGCCACGGCTGCCCTTTGCTGCACGGTAGCGGGCTTTACTTCGCCAAAATGTACCATAGCCGCCGCCTATAAGGTCAGGCAGGTTTATTTTAGTCTGCAATGTCATCTTCCCCGCTGATTATCACAGGTAAAGCCCCCGTAATATTAATATCAGTTTTAAAAGCACCCTGCATTTTAGCCAGCGTTTCCGCCGCCTTTATTGCCGCTGTAATAGGCGTTTTACGCTCCATCTTGTCCGCATAGTCGCCAGCACTCACAATTTCTTCTTCCTCTTGCTCTCTACGCATTACGGATGTCAAAAATTCTTGTATCTCTTGTATGTTGGCTATTTTCGGTGTAGCAAGTTCGGCTGCAAGTTCTTGTAACCGCTGCTGTATTTTTGGCAGGCGCAGCAGCCGCGCGGCGTTCGCATTGCTTGCCTTTTCGCTGTTATTTTTATAGCCTGCTTTTTTATATGCGTCGGTAGCGTTGCCGCTGGCTGCATACTCTAAGCAGAATTTCTCTTGCAGTATAGACAATTTAGCCATAAGCAACGCCCCCTTTCTCTTAGCGTGACATACAAAAAGCAGCGTCATTTAAACGCTGCTCTGCTACTGCAAAATATTTATTATCCTTTTCAATCCCCACAAATCGCCGCCCGGTATTTACCGCTGCTGCTCCCGTGCTGCCGCTGCCCATGCAGTTGTCTAAAACTACATCGCCCGGCTGCGTATATGTATTTATTAGATATTCTAGTAACTTAACGGGCTTTTGCGTAGGATGCAGCCGCCCTATATTGCTGGTAACTTCGTTTGCAAATTCTAATACATTTTTAGGATAATTTGTGTAATGCTGTTTGTGTTCATTGTCTAAAGTCTTTCGGTATAGGGTTGATTGACTGTAAGCCGGTTTATATTTGGCTTCATCCAGCTTCACAAGCCCCTGCGGGTAATACTGCCCGCCCTTTTTATAAAATACAGATATAGCTTCAATCTTCCGCATAGGTTGATAACGTGCGTAGGCAAAGCCGGTAGCATGGTTTTTCAGCCAATACCAATTATACCTAAATTCTTTATAGTTGCTGCTGATCAGCCTGCTGGTAAATGGTTCTGCCCCAAACAATACAACGGGCGCACTATCTTTCTTTATGCGGTTGTATTGCTCCCATAGCTTATCTAGCGGAATAACTTCATCCCATTTTGCATTTGTTGTACCATACGGCAAATCACACAAAATCAAATCTATACTTTTAGCGGGTATGTCCTGCATTATCTCTAAGCAGTCCCCATTATAAAGTTTTATCAAATCATCAACATTCCCTTTATTTTTTAAGGCAGTAAAAAAGCACCTACCACAATAACATGATAGGTGCTTTCCTTTTTCTGCCTATTATAATTATACTATATTAGTATAGTGCCAAACAATGCCAAAATGAAAAATTTTCATTTTCTCATCAGCCACCAGCAGCCAACAACGGTAAAGCCAACAACAGCAAATGTAATAATAGCATCCATTATTTTTTCCTCGCTTTCTTAGTTAAAACCAAAAATTACAACCATCATAATAAGCCAAACGATTACAATAGCGGCATACGCCATTTTCCAGCCGATACGATTCCAAAATACAGCAATGTTATTTAACATGGTTCTTTGCTCCTTTCAACGTCTAAAAAAAGTTATGGGGTTGATGTTATGCAGTACAAAATTTGCACTGACTAAGACTCCACCGCGCATAATGTCCACCCCCTTTCTGTTGAAAGTTCTATACAAACGCTATTGCGCTTGATTCCATCGTTGTACTAGCTCTAACACCCATTCATTATCTGCTGCCGTTATAAACCTTTTGCAGCGCGGGCAGTAGATGCCCAGCACACCCCGCTTATTAAAAGCCATTTTAGGCAACACGCCGCAGCAGTCATTTATTTTCAGCTGCAAGCTTTGCGCTTTATGCCTTTTCTTACGTGGCTTAAATACCCGCGGCGGCTTTTTCGGTTTCTGCTTCTGTTCCATCCTGCGCCAGCCTTTCCAAAATGGCAGCGTGACGACGGTGTACGCTGCGCCAGCTCATGCCTAACCTCACTGTTACCTGTTCCCACGTGTAGCCGCTAAAATAATATAGCCTTATTAGCATTTGGTCATCTGCTGGCAGCTGCTCTATCGCCGTTTCAATGGTCAGCTGCAAATCTGCCAGCACGCCCAACTTTTTAAAATACAGGCTGCGCAGGGCTTCCGCCTTAGCAACAGCATTACCGATTTTATCATGTTCGCTATGACTACCGCCCGGCATACCTGTAAGCTGCGGTATGCGCGGTACTGTCATAATGCTTGCAAGCTCGTTTATGCGTTCCTGTAACTCTAGCATTTCTGCTTTAATATTTTTGTATTTACGCAGATCGTATTTTGTCAGCACGTTTTCACCTTCTTTTCCCATTTTGCCAACGCACCAGCAACTCCATATTCTTTTAACAGCTCACGTTGGCACTTTTCGCAGTAAATCGGATGCCCGTTATCATAGATGCTCGATACAGCCTTTTCTTTATCGCACCACACACAAATTTCACCTGCACTAGTTCCCATGCTCTCACCTCTTTCAATGTCTGCGCCCGTGTTGGCGTTCTTTTATGTATTTATCATGTGCCTTTAATCTGGTATAGCTCCCGCTATGCAAAAGCCCATGCAGCCTTTCAACATTCGCCAGCTTTGCTCTGTATTTTGGGTATTCTGCATAGCGGTTGCAGTGAGCGTGACAATTAAAGCCACGCTCAACACAATTTTTGCAAGGCGCATCCATCAGAACGGGATTACCTCGTCAAACGTTGCTTGCTGTCCCATGTCATCCCATCCATCTGCCGCCGGGGGCTGTTGCTGTGCTGCTGGCTGCTGCTCTTTGCGCTCGATGAATTCGCCGTGGTTAACAATAACTTCCGTTACCCAGCGTTTACTACCGTCTTTAGCGTCGTAGCTTCTGATCTGCAAGCGTCCTTCCACTAATAGGCGTTGTCCCTTATGTACGTAGTTGCCGATTGTTTCAGCAGTTTTGCCCCACGCCACGCAGGTAATAAAGTCAGCTTCCTTCTGCCCGTCCTTAGTGTATGGGCGGTCAACAGCAAGCGTAAACTGTGCCACGCAAGCCCCCGTTTGTGTATATCTGACTTCCGGGTCACGTGTTAATCTGCCTAACAGGATAATTTTATTCATGTTCTTCTTCCTTTCCAAAATACTTACATTCACTTTTTTCTAAAGCATATTTACAATGATTATTGCAACATTCTTTAGAATGGCAGTCTTGGCAGCAAAACCATGTACGGCACGCTTCCGAACAGTAGCCATTTTTAAATTTGATTTTTTCCACATTGCCCCATCTTAATAAGCCTATCGCCACCGCCATAACGCTAACACTAAACAGCGTACAAGTAACAAGTTCGTAAATATCAAGCATCGCCAGCACCTTTTCCAATCTTTCCAGTATTAATCAGTTCCGCCAATACGGTAATATCCATATCCTGCGGCAAGCCTTGCAGCCATGCAATAAATTCTTTTACAGTCATTTCTTTTTCGCTCCTTTCGGTTTCTCCGGCTTTACTAGCAAGCCTTCTTTATGTGCCTGCCGTGCAAGCTTAGAGGTTGCATCCATGCCCCACATCAGGCAGGACGGGCAAATGGTGATTCCCTGCCCTGTTTTCGTGATGTATTGGTTACAGCTGCCGTTTTCTTTGCCGCACACTTGACATTTAAGCTTCATTTTTGCCGCCTTTCTGCCCCGCACTTTTCGGGGCGGTTGTCACAACTTTTGCAAGATTTATCACACTCATAACAACACACATAACAGGTATTACTTATAGCGCAATCACTCAACGGGTGTATGCAATAATATTTAGGCTTTAACCTTGCCACTATCGCCGGAATTGAGCGGGCGTTTTCTTCTGGTGGTTGTTCAAAATCCGCTTCATGTATCGGGCTTCCCCGCCTGTTCCAATTCAGCGCACGCTTGCGCTTTATGGATTCTGCACGACATTCTTTATTACCGCAAGTTGTTTTGTTTCCTCGTGTAAATTCGGATGCCTGTACATAAATTTGCGCTCCACATTCACACTTGCATAAAAATATTGTCCCGTGTCTCTTATCGTTTATTTCTAGCCCTTTAGCCATGGCAGCAGGCACAATTTTTAAAACAGTAAGCAGCCCGCATTTGCTGCCTAGCCACTCTGTCCAATCTTTTCGCCCCATTTCGCACCCCCTTTACAGCCCCAGCAGCTCATTCATGCCTTTAAAATCAGCCGCTACCTTTTTACGGCGGCGGCTATGCCCGTTTACTTCTACCGGGTGGCACATTTCCAGCACCCTATCATAAATACGGCTATTGCCTACGCTGTCGGGCTTTTTAATTTCTTCAATGCTTAAATTTGTTGTTATGATCAGCGGCAATTTTGCCCTGTAACGTGCATCAATCACATTAAAAACATTTTCTTGCGCGTACTCGCTGCGCCGCTCTGTGCCTAAATCATCCAGCACCAACAAATCAAATTTGTTAAAGCTGTCAATATAGGCTTGCTTTTCTTCAATACTCCATAGGGTATTTAAAACTCTAGCAAAATTCGTCATCAAGCAAGGCTTGCCCGTGTCAATTAAAGCATTTACGATACAGGCAGCCGCAAAAGTTTTGCCAGTGCCCACACCGCCATACAGTAGCAACCCTTTTCCTTGCTCTTTAAACTGTGCAAAGTTATCAACGTATTTTTTAGCAGCTCGCATTATACGCGGGTCTGCGCCGTCATCAGCGGAAAAAGTCCAATGCTGCATATCACTTTCTAAAAAGCCTGCCTTGCGCTGACATTTTATACGCTCTTGCAGCTTTTCAGCTTCCCGCTGGCGCTCTGCTGCTTGCAGCTCTGCCGCCCTGCACTTGCAGATACAAGGCACGATTTTTACAATGCCCAAAAATTCGCCGCGGTGCTGCTTTGGTGTATGGCACTTGCCGCAGTATAACAGCCCGTCTTTTTCATAGTCGCCCGGGGCTGCCGTGGCGTTGGCGGCGGCTTTTTGCTCCACCGCTGCCACAACATCCATTAAGCCGTCCATGTTTACCACCTTTCTTCCTCGTATAGCAAATCTGCTATTGGAATTTCAAGAATTTTTGCAAGCTGTACACGTTTTGCAAATGGGATAACTTTTACTTTCCCAATTTCATAGTCTGAAATTGATTTTTTACCAACGTCCAGCAATTCACCTAACTGCGTTTGTGTCAGCTTCTTGTTTTTCCTTTGCTGGCGTATCAGCTTGCCTATTTCTTGTTGCTGCTGCCCTTGTACTTTCATAACCTGCGCCCCCTTTAAAAAAATGCGTCTAAATCGTCCATATCGCCCGCAGGCTTTGCAGCTGCTTTTGCCGGTTTATCCCGCCTTGCCCAATTACGGATTGTAGCAAGGTGGTTTTTATAGCTCTTGCCGCTGCTTGCCATATATTCGCTTAGTCGCTGTATACGGTTTTCCCAATCAGCGGGGAATTCGGCTTTTAGCTTTGCAAGGTCATCATCTGACAACAGAACATTGCTATAATCGCCGTATTTATGACGTGCGGGCTTTTTAGATATATTCTTTTTCTTATCTATATCTTTATCTTCTTCTCCTTCTCCTTCTGAAACAGCGACGGAAGGCGACTGCTCGTCTGTCGGCTCGCTTTCTGTCAGACGATTAATAGGACGATTCCCGCCAGCAGCTAACAATTTTTGTTCAGCTCGCCGCTTCTCTTGATAAAGTCTGTCACGTTCCTTTTTCTTTTCGTAAGCGTCAAGCGTCTGGTGCTTGCTCCATTTCGGTATAGTAATCACATTTTCGACAATTTCAATCATCCCATATTGTTCAAAAGTGCGTAGCGCCAGCCTTATAGTGTTAACATCACGCCTAAAAATTACAGCCAGCATTTCATCCGTATAAGCCAGCCTGTCATTCATCATAAACACGCCGTTATTATTTTGCTTGCCAGCTAGTACAAGCAGCTTAAACCAAATAACAAGGATGCTATCAGCACTAGGCAAGCTTTCAATTAACAAAATTTTTTCGTCGTCGAAAATATCCGTGGTTATCTTAATCCACTTTACATCCGCCACATTCTCAATCTCCCTTCCACGCCGCTTTCAGCCCTGCCAGCTCTGCCGGTGTCATTGTTTCCACGCCCAGCGCCTTAGCTTCTTCAACCACGGCTTCTATCAGCCGGGACATTTCGGCGGTGCTGTATGTGCTGCTGCCATAGTAAGCAATTATTGTCGTGTAGCCGCCCCGCTCGCTTAGCGGCTCTGCTAACCAGCCTAAGCCGTTAGCCTGCCAGCTTTTTATAAACCGTGCCACGCCCGCGCTGATCAGCTCCACAGTTTCAAAACTGCCAACCTCGCGAATGTTTTTGCGGTACACCGTTTCTTTCGTTGCACCGACTTTTTCCGCGATTTTATGGCACAGCTGCCACATGTAGGCGTTAGCGTTTAGGCTGCGCTTGCGCTTTTGGCGGTCAATAGATATTGTGTATGGCTTATTATCACCCTGCATTGCGTTTAGCAGCTCGAAAAGTTCTTGCCTATACCAACTATCCAACATCACGGTAAACTCTACTGTATCGCCAATACAGGACACGTCAGCTATATTTTTTATTACTGCTTTCACGTTTCCACCGCCCTAAAGATAGCTTTTGCCAATCAACGCCCGGAATTCATCCCGACTATGCCCCAAGGCTTCATATTTGCGCTGTGCGTGCTGCTTTATTTTTTGGTCAAGGATTTTGTTAAAATGCACGCCAGCCGCGCCGGTATGGTGGTAGTTGCACAGTGGTACTACAAAACCGTGTTTATCACTAATTTTTCTAAGCGCCGTACCAAAATAAACATGATGGATAGCTTCCCGGGGTCTGCCACAGACTATGCAAAATTCCATGTTATCCGTTACAATAGACTTTTTCACTGTGCATCAGCCCGCTTTCTAAGTACGTTCATCACCTGCGCCCATTGTTTTGTGTCCATATCTTGCAAACTATTAAGCTTGTAACCTGCAACGATGCTACCAATGGCAACGCCCTTTTGCTTTGCCAACGCTTGCAGCTGCCCCAGCTGGTGGCTAGTGACTTTTTCCGCTGGCTGCTGCTTAGCGTTGTTAGCTGGCTTATGACTACCCGCAGGCTTTGCCGCTGGCGGTAATGCGTCAGCGTCTTTAGTATCATCCAGCGCAAACAGCCCATTCAAGGCATATTTGCGGGCGTAACTGCTAGCCGTGCCTGTCAGCTGCGCCACGTCAAATTTAGGACGGCTTTCCGCTTCGCGTGCATAGCCGTTAACCTCTACAACGCCATCGCCTTCCGCATCCACCAGCTTTGCCACTGCCTTAACATATGTACGATTGCCAACAGCAACGATTTCATCAGTAAGCAGCAGCACCGCTTTTACTTCTACCAGCAACGGCTTTGCAGCTTCTGTAATATCTTCACAGCTGCGGTAATAATACCCGCCGAAATCGCTATACTGCCCTTTAGGGGCTTTCAACTTTTGCTGCACCGTCAGCAGCTTTTCATATATGCCCATGCTCGCACCGCCCTTATTTAATTTGCAAGTTCTGACGTGCTACCAGCTCGCAGCCGGGCACGCTTTCGCCCGCTTTGATAGCTTTTTTAACTGCCGTTTTATCCAATTCCGGCTCTTTAAATTTCAAAAATTCTGCCGGTACATCGTGAATATAACTTGCGTCAAATTCCACAGCTTC